CTACCCCGCGGCGCCGACGGCGTCAGCCTTCCGGGCGCGCGGCACCAGCGCCGCGGCCCGCTCGGCGACCGCCAGGTCCACCTCCCGGAACAGCGGTGTGTAGGTCTCGCTGGCGAGCTGGATCGTGGAGTGCCGCAAAACTTCCTTGATCACGTGGATGTCGCCGCCGCCGAGGTGGATCAGGCCGGCCGCGACGTGCCGCAGGTCCCGCAGGCTCACCGGCGGCAGCTCCTCGGCCTCGACGATCCGGCGGAACTCGTCGCTGACCGCCTCGGGGTGGTACCACGACCCGTCCTCGGCCGCGAAGAACTTCCCGGTGTCCGCCCACGGCAGCCCCGCGGCGATCCGCTCCGCGCGCCGGGCGTTCCTCCGCTCGCGGTAGGCGCCGAGCACGGCCACCGTCGCCGTGTCCAGGCCGATCGTGGCCGCCCCCTCCTCCGTCTTCGGCGTGTCCTCGCGCGGCGTCCAGCCGTCCACCACGACCTCCCTGGAGACCGTCAGTTCCTGGGCCGTGAGGTTGACGTCCGCGTCCTCCTGGCCGACCGCCTCGCCGCGGCGCAGCCCGCGGAACGCGATCAGGTGGAAGATCTCGTACATCTCGGAGGACTCGGCCGCGTCGAGGAACTCCCCCAGCTCGGTGGGCATCCACACCATCACGCTCGACGGGCGCTCGCCGCTCTCCCGCCAGCGCGCGATCCGGTCCGGCGTCCAGAGCATCGCCTTCGGCCGGCGGCCGGGGTCGAGTTCGACGTGCACGGCCGGGTTGAACGTGAGCAGCTGCCGCCCGATCGCCTTATTCAGGGCGACCCGCAGCGTGGCCCGTATCCGCTGCTTCGTCGCCGGCCCGGTGGGGCGGCGGTACGGGGGCATCTCCGCCAGCTTCGCCCGCTCCCGGGCGAGCCGCTCGGACTCGTGCGCCGGCGGCCGGCACGGCTTGCCCCACCGGCAGCGCGCCTCCTGCTCGCGGCGGGCCTGGTTCTCCGCGGCGATGACCTCGTTCTGGTCGTCGATGGAGTCGAAGAACTCTTGCAGGTGCCCCACCGTGAGCCGGTCGAGCCGGTGGTGCCCCAGGTGCGGCTTCAGCCACACGCGGGCGTGGGACTCGTAGCTGCCCGTCGTCTTCTTCTTCGTCTTCTTCGACGCCAGCCACGTGTCGAGCCAGTCGCCGAGCGTCGTCCGCCCGTCGAGGGCGACGCCGACACCGAGCCGGCGGGACACCTCGACCGGCTCGGGGATGGTCTTACGGTCCCGCATGACGCCCTGGAGGAGGTCGCCGACGCGGCGCTGGGCATCCTCGTCGTCGCCGGCGAGATCGAGGACGGCGCGCACGCGGTCCAAGGCGGCCTGGGCGTCCTTGCTGCCTGTGAAGCCGGTGCGGCGGAACCGCCGGCGCTTGCCCTCGGCGTCAGGCGGCAGCTCCTGGTGCATCTCGTAGTTGCCGTGCGACCGCTTCGACAGGTGCGGGCAGCTCGCGCCGAGGCGCCGGCCGTCGTCGCCCCGGCACTCGCACCGCTTCGTCACACCGCCACCGCGGCGAGAAGTCGGCATCGGGCGTTACCCCCTGTGTTTCGGTCTCAGGATCATTCTCCCTCTTCTCCTGCCCTTTCGGCCTTCCGTTTGGCGATCTCCTCCACCAGCCGCGCCCATTCCTTCTCGGCTCGCGCGTCGGCCTGCGCCATCAGGTCCTTTGCGCTCTCCGCGCGGCGGGTAATGGATTCCGGGCGAGCCGTCTCCGAGAACTCAATATCGTCGAGAATGTCACTGCTGGCCTGGAGGCTCAGCAGCTTCATCGCTTCAGGGTCCTTAATTCCCAGGTAGGCAGCCGTGTGGATCACCTTGCGTGCTGCCTCCAACTCACGCCTCTCCGCCTCCGCCCAAGCCTCTTGCGCTTCACGCGAGACCTCGGATGCCTGCTGATACGCCAACCTGGCGGCCAGCAATGTCATATCAGGGTCGCCGTCGTGCATCTGACTTCGAAACAGTTCCATGAAGCTGACCCCGAGAGCTTCAGCGATATCGAACATCTCATTCATGCGCCATGGGCGCTCCCGTCGCTCGATCTTCGCAATCTGCGACTGACTAAGTCTGGTCCGCCCCGGAGGCAGACGAGCGAGCTTGTCCGACAACTGCTGCTGCGACACGCCGAGCACATGACGAATGCGACGGAGGTTCCAACTTGCAACCGTTTCACTGTCCGCGTCCTCCCCTAGTTGCCCGTGAAGGGCATCCGCTAGCGGGTCCGCCGGGACCTCTTGCTGGCCCTCGGCGTATGCCAGCCGGAACTCATCACGCAGCATCCTGCCCCGACTTTCGATCTTCGCGGAGACTTCGGACTCGTCGTCATAGTTCGTCATGGACTGAACATACCAAGCCGTAGCCGACTCGACACCCCCTCGGTACCCAGCGTCGACGGGCGATCACTTAGCGTCACAGTCCGACACAGACTGAAGATTCCTGTCCGTAGCCGACTTGACCAACCTCCAATCGGGTGTATGGTCATCGGGTCAGTCCAGAACAGCACCAGATATCCAGTCTCTAGAAGACTTGAAGCAGCTCCAGAAGGCTCGATCGTCTGTGAGTCAGGTGCCCTAGAAGGCGGAGAAATGACCGAAACATCCATTAATACGGCCAGCAGCCGCGGCATGCAGCTGGAGGAGGTGCTGGCCCTGGACGTCGCCGTCGACCTCGACACCGCGAACCGCGCCCTGCGCATCGGCAGGACCAAGGGCTTTGATCTTGCCAAGCGGGGCGAGTACCCCGTCCCCGTATCGAGGGACGGCCGCACCTACCGGGTCAACCGCGCGGACCTCCTCCGCGAACTCGGCATCGACCCCAACGGCAGCGGGGCCGGGTCTAGCCACCCGGCCCCGCCAGTCGGATCCGCCCCTCTCGCAACCACCAGTTCCCACCAGTGAAAAGAGCGGCGCAGGGGTCTAGCCACCCCACGCGCCGCCCGGAAAGAGAACGTCTCCATGACCATCCTGACACAGTCGTCAGCTGACGAACGGCGCCCCACCGCCACGGCCCCGATCGTGTGCCCCCCGTGGTGCACGCTCGGCCCCACCACCTCCGCCGAGCACGGCGGCAGCCCCCGCGCGGTCGCGCACCGCACCGACGAACTGCTGCTCCGCCGCCCCGCCAACCAGTACGGCGACAACATCCTGGCCCGCGCCGAACTGTTCCAGCTCGACGAAGAGGGCGAGGCCCCGTCCCCGGCCGTCGTGTACATGCGCGGAGAGACGGACGTCGTGATCGACAACACCGCCGACCTCGACGCCTTCATCACCGACGCCGAGGCATTCGTCGACTCCCTCCGCGCCATGCGCGCCCGGCTGGCGGCGGCCCAGGCCGAAGCCTGGTACGCCACCGCCGCCGAGCACGCCGAGGACCAGCCCCTCACGGTCGCCTGGGTCAAGGGCGTCCCCGACGGCATCATGCGCGTCGACCTCACCGACGGCACCGGCCGGGCCGTGATCCTCCACGACGAGGACGAGATGCCGGTCGAGACCGTGATCGCCTACCTGCAGCAGGCCATCGCCGAGCGCCGGGCCGCCGAGGCCAGCGTGTGACCGCCCAGCACACCGCCGCCGTCCCGGGGTCCCCCACCCCCGGGCGGCTGGCCCGCGACACCCCCCGGCCCGACTGCCGCCACTGGCTCGGCGAGGAGGGCCGGTACTGCCGCGTCGGCGACGGCGTCCGCCTGTTCGTACCGGGCCCGCGGTGCGAGGCGCACACCCCGGCGGCGCTGCAGGGCAAGCCGGAGCCGGAGCCGGGCCCCGGTTGGCCCGCGCTCCGGAAGGGAGAGGGCCAGTGACCACCGAACCCGACCCGCTGTTCCCGCACCCGCTGGTGGACCTGGTCGTCGTCGTCGACCTCGACCGCGGCCGGTACGAGCACGGCGACGACGTCCTCGAACGGCTCCGCGAGCAGACCCGGCATATCCCCGCCGGCGCCGCGGTGACCGTCCGCCTCGGCAGGCAGGCCCTGTACACGCGGCCGATCGCGCTGGAGCGGGAGATCGCCTCCCACCTGTTCCTCGCCGCGGCGCGCATCGACATCGAGGTGCCCGGCGGAGTGCCCGGCGTCGCCGCGATCCAGGCCAACGTCCAGCGGCACGTCCGCGACTTCCGTCGCGACCACGCGCTGCTGCTCACCGCGCAGCGCAACCCGGGGTGACCCGCACGCCCGGCAGGCGATCCCCGCCGTCTGCCGGGCGCCCCGCACCCGCGATCGCCCCCGTCAGCTCCACCAGAAATGAGAGCGCCGCCGTGAACGATCCCATCGCCTTCAACCGGCTGTCGGACCTGCTCCGCGACCGGGGCGAGCCGACCCGGTACAGCGGCGGGGCCCTGCGCACCCGCGGCCTGTGCCACGACGGTGACTCACCCGACACCGTCGCGATCAAGAGGCTGGCCAACGGCTCCGTCGGCATCTTCTGCCATAAGTGCGCGGGGAACACCGAGTTCCTCGCCGCGATCGGCTGGCGCGAAGCCGACCTGTTCGACGAGCCCCTGCCCGAGCAAGACCACCACCGGCCCGCCGACGACCTGTGGATCCCCTGCCAGCGTCACGACCACCGGCGCGTCGCGCAGTACGTCTACCGCGACGAGCACGGCGGCGTCGTCCACGGCGTCACCCGCTGCGACCACAAGTGCTTCGCGCAGTGGCGGCCCGACTCGACCACCCGCTCCGGGCGCCGCTGGTCGCTGAACGACGAGCGCGGCAACCGCCTCGTCCGCGTCGTGCCGTACCGCCTCCCCGAACTACTGAAGGCCAAGGCCGACGACCGCGTCATCTGGATCGTCGAGGGTGAGAAGGACGCCGAGACCCTAGCCGCCCGCGGCCTCCCCGCGACGTGCAACGCGGGCGGCTCCGGGAAGTGGACCGCCGAACACGCCGCATTCCTCAACGGCACCGACGTCACGATCGTCGCCGACCGCGACCCCAAGGGCCGCGAGCACGCCGAGCAGGTCGTCGCCACCCTCAAGGACACCGCCCGCAGCCTGTACGTCGTGCAGGCCAAGACCGGGAAGGACGCCAGCGACCACTTCGCCGCTGGCCACACCTCCGGCGAGTTCGTGCAGGTGTGGGCCCCGAAGCCGTACCCCGGTGACCCGGCGGTGAGCGCATGACGAGCACACCGACCTGGACGGACGATGTCGACCAGGAGGGCGAGAAGCCCGCCGTCCCGGAGTGGGACGACCCGATCCCGCTGGGGTCGCGCAAGGTGCTCCCGGCCTTCCCCGCCGAGGCCCTGCCCGCGTGGCTGCGCGACATGGTCAACGGCGTGGCCGAGGAGACCCAGGTGCCCGCCGACATCCCGGCCGGGCTGGCGCTCGGCGCACTCGCCACCGCATCCGCGGGCAAGGCTGAAGTCGTCGTCCGCGGCTCCTGGCGGGAGCCGACGAACCTGTTCCTGGCGATGGTCGCCGAGCCGGGCACCCGCAAGTCCGCGAACTTCCGCGCCATCACGGCGCCGCTGTACGCCGCGGAGAAGGCGCTCAACGCCGAGTCCAAGGACAAGCGGCGCGAGGCCGACGTGCTGCGCCTGCAGCTGGAGGACGAGGACCGCAAGGCGAGAGAGAAGGCCAAGAGCGGCAACGCCGCGGACCTGGTCGACGCCGTCGAAGCAGCCGCGGCGCTGGAGAAGGCCGAGGCCGAGATGCCCGCGGCCGTGCAGCTCATCGCCAAGAACGTCACCCCCGAGGAGTGCTCGACGCTGCTGGCCGAGCAGGGCGGCCGGCTGGCCATCCACTCCGCCGAGGGCGACATCTTCGACATCATCTGCGGCCGATACTCCAACGGCGCCCCCGCCCTGACCCCGTTCCTCGAAGGGCACGCCGGGGACGTACTGAAGATCAACCGCCGGGGGCGGGCCGAGTACATCGAGGCGCCCGCGCTGACGGTGGCCGTGTGTATCCAGCCCGCGGTGCTCACGTTCATCGCCGAGAAGCCGCGCCTGCGCGGGCAGGGCCTGCTCGCCCGGTTCCTGTACGCGGTGCCGCCGGACAAGGTCGGCCACCGGCTCAGCGAACCGGCCACCGTCCCCGACGGCATCCGGACCATCTACGAGCGCAACATGAAGGCGCTCGTGCTGTCCCTGGCCGCCTGGGACTCGCCCTTCACGCTCTCCCTGACCGACCCGGCCCGCAAGCTCGTCATCGACTTCGGCGACGAGCTGGAGCCCAAGCTCCGCGCCAACGGCGGCGCGCTGGAGAACCTGCGCGACTGGGCGTCGAAGCTCACCGGAGCCTGCGTGCGCATGGCCGGCCTGCTGCACCTCGCCGAGCACCTGGAGGACGGCTACCAGCGGCCCATCTCCGAGACCACCATGCGCCACGCCCTCGACGTCGGCCGCTACTTCGAGGCCCACGCCATCGGGGCCTTCGGCGCCATGCGGGAGGACTCCGCGGTGGCGCTCGCCCGACGCGCGGTCGAGTGGCTGGCCGGACGGCCGGAGGACAAGCGCGGCGTGGTGAGCCTGCGGGACCTGCACCGTGCCCTGCAGTCGAAGCTGCCCCGCGCGGCCGACGTGCGGCCCGTCGTCGCGCTGCTGGCCGCGCACGGCTACCTGCGCGCGCAGCCCGCGCCGGAGCGCTCCCCGAAGGGTGGCCGGACGGCCTCCCCGAAGTTCGACATCCACCCGAACGTCTACCAGACCGCTGACACAACTGACACAACTCACTGACCAGCACAAACGGCCGTGACAGAACGGATGACACTTCGATGACACAACCCCCGGCCCGTGACAGAACCCCGGCGAGTACCGCGCCCGCCCAGGGAGTTCTGTCAGTGGCACGGCGTTCTGTCACGGCTTCGTCATCGCACCCCATGACAGGTAGCGCCGCAGGTCACGGCGCCCGCAAAGAGTTCTGTCAGTTCTGTCACGGCCCCGTACACAACCGCGTGACCGACCAGCGCACCACGAAGGAGAAGACCATGAGCATCGAAGAGGTTGAGAACGCGATGGCATCGCTGACCGTCGCCGCGAGCGACACCATCGGGAACTACGCGGACACCCGCGTCCGCGGCTACCTCAAGGAACACCCCGACATCATCGAGCACCGACTCGACCTGCTCACCCTGATGATCGACCAGGTCCATGCCGCCGTCGCTCGCGAGCGCGAAGCCCATCAATTCCCTCCCATCGAGCGCTCTGAACTCGACAGCGCGCACGCGAAGTACGTCACCGAGTACGAAGCGCACACCTGCACCTGCGGGTACTGCCTGCACGGCAGCGACGAGGAAGCCTGCGGCCAGGTCGCCCTGGCCGCGACGCGGACGCCGACGCCGGAGCCCACGCCGCGGACGTTCGAGGACATCGTCAGCTTCGACGAGGGCCTGTCACCCATGTACCGGGCGACCGTCCGCGCCGAGCAGGAAGACCCCCACGCCTGCGCCGCCGTACTCGGCATGGAGGCGTGGACGCTCCTCGACGCCGACGAGCGGAAGGACAGCCTCGTTGACCTCCTCCAGGCATACGTCGAGATTGTCCAGCACCAGCGCGACGGCCGCCCCATCCGCTGACCCGCAAGCAGCCAGCCGGCCCCGCGGGTATCGGGGCCGGCCATCCCCAGCACACCACACGAAGGAGCACACCATGACCCCCGACGAGATCACGCTCCTGATCTCCGGTATCGCCATCGGCTTCTACCTGGCTCTACTCGTCCACGTTGGCGGGCAGCTGCTCGACGCCGGCCGGTCCCGCCGGCGCATCGCCGACGCGCGGAAGCAGGCCGACGCATGACTGCGGCCTGTGGCCTGTGCGAGAACGACCTTGCCGAGGGCTACCTGTGCGGCGGCGACGCGCTGACGCTCGCGAAGCGGCTGGACCGGATGCCGAAGCTGTACGCGGCGCTGGGCGCGTTCCTGGCGCCGGGTGCCCGCCGGCCCGAACTCGGCCGCACCCGGGCCGTCGAGGCGCCGCTGCCGGTCTCCGAGCCGGTGCTCGACCTCCGGGCCGCCGGCGGCATCGTCAGTCTCCTGGAGTCCTGGCGGAGCTTCATGCAGTCCGACCGTGCATGGGGTGAGCCCGTGATCGCCGGGACGGTGGAGCGGCGCATCGTCGTCGCCGCCCGCGCGCTGTCGATCAACTTGGACTGGATGGCCGCGAGCTGGCCGCCGGTCGGCGACCTCGCCCGCGAGATCCGCGACCTCGAACGCAACGTGCTGTCGATCGTCAGCCCCCGCGAGCCGTCGCTGCGTCTCGGTGAGTGCCCCGCGTTGCTGGCGTCGGGGAGCGTTTGTGGCGCCGTCCTGCGCGTCCCGGCCGGTACGACGGAGGTGCGCTGCCGGTGGTGCGGCACCGCCTACCCGCCGCGGACGTGGCTGACGCTCAAGAGCGGCAACTGGACGGAGCCGGACACCGAGAGGACGCCGTCATGACCGCAGGACGCATCGTCCGCTGCCGCGTCCTGAACCGCCTCGGCAACCCGTGCTCGGGTGAGGCCGTGGACCCCGCGGCGGAGCTGCTGATCTGCCCCCGGCACCTCGCCGCCGCGCAGCGCCTCATCCATGAGGCGTTCAAGCGGACGCGCCGCAACGAGCGGGAGGCGCCGCCGAGTTGAGGCGCTGAAACCCTTACGAACCATCCGATCTTGTGCCAAGCTGGTACGTACAACATCAAATAGAACGGCCCCCGGCGCTGCGCCAACAGCAACCGAGGGCCTGACCGAGCACCTTGAGCAAGCAAGGAGTCGGCTCCATGGATCATTTCCCGCGTCCCGACGCGTCCGCAAGCCCCGACAGCCCTACCCCGCCCCGCGCCCCCTGCGGCGCCCGCAAGCCCGGATGGGAACTCGGCCCCGCCATCGGCAGCCACCGCATCCCCTGCGTCCTCGCCGCCGGGCACGACGGCGACCACCGCGACGGCCTCGGCCAGACCTGGCCCCCCAGCCACATGCCGCCGCTCGACACCGCCCGCCAAGTCGCCCGCCGGATCCTCGCCCACTACCAGGGCATCAACCCGCACGACTCCCGCGCCGTCGTCGAAGCGTTCGCGGCCACCACCGCCGCCCTCGCCACGCTCCTCGACGCCCTCGACGGGGAGCTGCCGCGATGAGCGACCAAGCCCGCGGCGCCCAGTTCTGGCTCGCCGCCATCGCCGCCGTCTTCACAGCCGCCCTCACCCTCACCGCGTTCTGGCTCTCCTACGCCCACCTCGCGTCCGTCGCCCGAGGCCACGGCCTCGGCTCTGACCACATCCGCGCCTGGGCCTGGCCCGCCTGCCTCGACATGTTCATCGTCGTCGGCGAAGCGCTCATCCTCCGCGCCAGCCTCACCAAGCGCATCGACTGGTGGGCCATCGGCCTCACCGTCGCAGGCGCCGGCGGCTCCATCGCACTGAACGTCGCCGGCGTCGGCTCCGACGCCAACCCCCTCGACTACGTGGTGGCCGCCGTGCCGCCGGTGGCCGCGCTCCTCGCGTTCGGCGCGCTGATGAACCAGGTCTACCGATACCTCGCCGCGCGCCAGAACGAGCCCACCGCGCCCGGCCCGCAGGACTCCGACGGCACGCGCGAAACGCCCCCGCCGTCCGACGAGGACACCCAGGACGAGCCCCAGGACGCCCCCGCGTTCCTGACGTCCTTGGAGGTCGCCGAGCGTTACGGCGTCGACCCAAGCACGGTCCGCGGCTGGGTCGCCAAGGGCCGCCTCCAGCCCGCCGACCGGGACGCCCGAGGACGCAACCTGTTCGACCCGTCCCGGCTCCCCGAGGCGGTGTCCTGATGAAGCGGACCACCATCAACACCATCGACCACGGCGCCGTCGCCCTCGTGTGCCCGGCCTGGTGCGTCGGCGGCCACGAGGACGGCGGATACCGGATCGACATCACCCACGTCGGGCCCGAGCACACCCTCGACGTCGCGTCCCTCCGCGGCCCCGTCGAACTCCTCACCTTCGTCCTGGAGCAGCGGCCCTTCACCCAGGCCCCGCCGGGGCGCCGCACCTTCATGAACGTCGGCGTCGAAAGCGACCTGCACCCCCAGAACGCCGCCAGCCTCCACCAGCTCGCCGACAGCCTCCGCCTCCACGCCGCGAGCATCGACGCCCACGCCGACGTCCTCGCCGAGCTGCAGAACGGAGACCCGCGATGAAGGCCGCGTTCCTCCTCGGCATGGTCCTCGGGCTGCTGCTCCTGTACCCCGACGCCCTCGGCGCGCCCGTCGCGACCGCGGCCGTGCAGCTGCTGGCGCAGCCGCTCGTCGTCGCGTTCGTCGTCGGCGTCCTCGCCCGTCCCGCGCTCACCCGTCGCCTGCGGAGGTGGACGCCGTGAACGACCGCCTCCCGAAGCGCTACCGCTTCGACAACCACGCGGTGCAGCCGCGGGAGCCCGCACACCTGCCCGTGCAGCGGCCGGCGGGCCAGCCGACCGAGCAGGTCCCGCAGGTCGTCCACATCCACCAGGCGCCGCCGGACCGCACGGTGCAGCGGCTCGCGCTCGGCGCCGGCATGGGCGGCGGCGCGGTCGCCGCGGGCGTGTACTTCGGCCCGCTGCTCGTCGCCTCGCTCACGAGCATGGCGATCAGCCTCGCCGTCCTCGGGCTCGTCATCGCCGTCATCGCCTGGGCCATCGTCACCATCGTCAACGCCGTCTCCGGCACCCGGAAGGGAGGGCGGCGCTGATGGCCGTCGACCTGCACAAAGACGCCCCCAGGACGCCCCAGGACGCCACGTGGAAGCGCACCGCCCGCGTCGGCTGGACCCTGGCCTCCCACGAGCGCACCCGCGAAGCCGGCCGCGTCGTGGCCTGCCACACCCTGTTCGTCGCCGGAGGCGCCACCCACCTCGTCCGCCGAGGCTGGGACGCCCGCACCGCATCCCGCTACGAGCGGTGGATGCGCTCCGCCGAAGCCGCAGGCAACACCGAACTCGCCCAGGAATGGGAAGAGCGCGGCCGGACCTTCCGCGAGCAGCGCCACCGCCGCCGCACCGAGATGCTGCACGCCATCCGGCAGGCGCCCCTCACGGCCGCCGCGGGCCTCGGCGTGACCGCGGCCGGCCTCACCGGCACCGGCGCCGCTCTCGCCATCGCCAGCGGCAACTGGAGCAGCGTCCTGACGCCGTGGCTGTTCACGTTCGACCTGATCCGCTGGCTCGTCGTCCTCGCCGCCGTCATCTGGGGCCTGTTCCAGCTCTTCGCGCTGCCCCTGGCGCTCCTGGCGCTGTGGAACGTCGGCCGCCGCCAGCAAGCCGCCCCCTTGTGGGCGCTCCCCGCGGCCCAACGCGCCACCGACGGCGAGACCATCACGCCCCACCTGGTGGTCGCCGCGCTCAAGAACCTCGGCAACGGCACGCTCCGCAAGGCCATCACGGCGATGGAGGACAACGGCGCCGCGATGCTCACGCAGATCCGCCCCGCCGGCTGCGGCATCGAGGTCGACGTCATCCTGCCCCTCGGCGTCTCCACCGACGAGATCCAGAACAAGCGGCGCAAGCTCGCCGAGAACCTCCACCGGCACGAGCACGAACTGCACATCACCATCCCGCGCGCGGCGCGCACCGTGCGGCTGTGGATCGCCGACGCCGGCGCCCTCGACGAACCGGTACCCGCCTCCCCGCTGGTCCTCGACCCCGACATGCGCGCCGACTACAAGACCGGCCGCGCCCCGTGGGGGCAGACACTCCGCGGCGACACCGCCCTGATCAGCCTGTACCAGCGGCACCTGCTCATCACCGGCCTGTCGAACCAAGGCAAGACGTTCAGCCTCCGCGCCCTCGCCTTGTGGCTGGCGCTCGACCCGAGCGTGGAGTTCCGCATCGGCGACCTGAAGGGCGTCGGAGACTGGAGCCCGTTCGACGGCATCGCGACGATGCTGATCGAGGGCCCGACCGACGACCACGTCATGCAGGTCACGCACATGGTCGAGGACGCCTTCGACGAGATGCAGCGCCGTCTCATGGCACCCAAGGGCACCACCTTCACCCCGTTGGTCATCATCGTCGACGAGGCGCAGGTCGCCTACGGCTCCGCCGCGAAGGGAGACGACGGCCGGCCCTACGGCGGTGACAAGAACACGTCCCGCTACTTCCGCGCGGTGAAAGGCATCCACGACCAGGGCCGCGTCGTCGACGTGGTCATCATGGAAGGCACGCAGGATCCGACGAACCAGAACCTCCCCAAGCGATCCCGCGAGGGCAACCACACCAGGGCGTCACTCGCCCTCGGCACCGAGTCGCAGTCCAAGATGGCGCTCGGCGAAGGCCCCGTTGACGCCGGCGCCGCCCCGCACAAGCTGCGGCAGGGCCTCGACAGGGGGCAGGTCGTCGTCACCGGCAACGGCCTCGACATGCCTCCCGGTCAGGTATCCGTCAACGTCCGGACCTACTTCATCAACGACGACCAGGCCGACGAGATCGCAGCGCGCGCGAAGGCGCTCCGCTCGGGCGTCACCACCACCACGGCGGCCGCCGAGCCGGCCGACGTCGACCACCTCGCCGACATCGCGACCGTCCTCGGCACCGAGCAGCGCGTGCGCACCACCGAGGTCGTGCACCGGCTGAAGAACCTCAACCCGCCGGTGTACGAGCACTGGAACGGACCCCGCCTCAAGACCCTCCTCGCCGGCTACGAGGTGGACACCGCGCCCTACGACGGATACCCCACCGTGCGCCGCGACCACGTCCACCGCGCCCTCGAAGACCGCGCGCAGGACCCTCCCGAAGATCAGTGAGGCGCCAGTGAGTCAGTGACCTTCCACTGAACCGATCACTGAGGCACCCCACTGGCGCCCACCAGTACAAACGATGGTCTAGTGAGTCAGTGAGGCCCCCTCATCGCAGGGGGCCTCACTGCTCCCAGAACGCCTCGCCGAGCCCTTGGAGGCCCACTCACTAACATCCCAGCACAGGCCATCCGGCCCATGCTCAACACGCCCATACCGCAGCTACCCTGACCGGCGCCCCTGACCTCGCATCCCAGAAGGAGAGCAATGCGGGCCAACGCCCACCAGGACGAGATCGACCGTCGAGTCGGCGCGATGGTGCGCTCTGCTGCAATGGCCGACGTGTACCTCGGGCTCATCGCCCAGGAACTATGCGCCAGCCCTCACGCGAGCTACCTCGTCAGCGGAGAGACCACCAGGCGGACCATCGACATCTGCAAGAAGCTCCTCGACGTTACCGACAAGCTGGACGAGAAGGAGCGCGCCACACTGCGCGAATTGCTCAGCAAGTTGGGCCCCTTGGTCGAGCAACGGGACCGCTACGTACACGGCACCTCCGTCTCGGACCAGCACGGCGTCTACTCCACGTACCGACCGAGGAAGAAGAAGCCCGACCTGGAGGTCATCCCCATCGACCTGGACGACCTGGACAAACTGGCCCTGCTCTACGACCGCCTGAGCTGGGAACTCGGTGCCTTCAACGCACTGACGTTCCACCCCGAGGAAGCCAACATGCCCGATGTCGATGAGTAAACGGGTGGGCGGGGCACCACAGGACCATGGACACCGCTCCCGTCCTCGTCGACACCCAGGCCGACCAGCTCGCCACCGGATCTGCTTCACAGTCAGCCCGTGGAAGGCCCTCTCGGCGTCCGGCCCGGCAGCGACTGAGATCGGTGAGAGGGCTCCCCTCGACCTGGACGGTCGGCGCCTGCTCCGGCTCGACGTGGAACATGGCGCGGATGCGCTCAAGATCGTCGTCGGTGAACCGCACGATGCGGGAGCCCTGGGGCTTCCACTTCGGCAGGCGGGCCGTGTGCCGGCGCAGCCACGTCTCGGGGATGTTGAGCCGCTCCGCGGCCTCGGCGAAGTCGTAGAGCCGATGCCCTTCAGGCTGGGTTGATTCGGCTCCACCCTGTGATACGGCCATGGCGAACCTCCACGTCCACAGAAACGTGATCGGCCTCACCCGGGAAGGGCGTACACCCCAAGCGCCTGGAGCAGGTGCGCAGACCTGCGGGGAGCGCACGCGGGGCGCGCATCATGGGGGCATGGAGAACCTGAACATGCGGCCCGGGAAGCTCACCGCCCACCAGGTCGCCAAGCTCCTCGATATCAGCCTCGGCGGCGTCCGCCAGCTCGTCCGCCGCGGCCAACTCCACCGCGCCGGCGGCACCGAACGACAGCCCTGGTACGACCTCGACGAGGTGACCGCGCTCAACACCAGCAGGCGCGCGAGTCAAGCAGCTTGACACGCAGGTCAGCAGGCTGTAACGATCTCCGTGAAGAAGCATGCCCGGAACCGGGCAGGAGCAGAACACCGAAAGGCCCTGAATCCACGACGATCAGGGCCTTCGCTGTGCCACGATGCACCCTCCAACACGCCATCCCTGGGGGGACCATGCGCATCCGTACCGGCATCCTCGCCGCCTCCGCGGCCGTACTCCTCACCCTCACCGCCTGCGGCAGCGACGACGAAGGCGACAGCTCGGCGCCCCCCACCAAGACCACCGAGCCGTCCGCGGACATGAGCGAAGCCCTCGAAGACGCCGGCATCCCCGCCGAGCCCGAAGGCGCCAAGCGCGAGGCCCTGCTGGCCGCGCTCAAGGTCATCGACCCCGCCCTCGTCGCAGACGAGGAGAAGGCCATCGACGCCGCACGTAACCAGTGCTCATCCCTCAACGGCGGCGCCGACAACGTCGACTCATCCGCCGCCCAGCGCTTCAGCACCGGGGACCTGCAGCTCGACGAGGCGCAGGGCAGGCTCATCAACGCAGCGCTCAAGCAGACGCTCTGCTGAGCAACACCAGCGCCGGCCCCGGACTCGACAGAGCCGGGGCTTACGCATGCCCCGGGAGGGCCCAGTGAGCGAAGGCACCACCACGTGGGTCCTGCCCCACGAAGTCCACATCACCGCCCAGACGCGGAGAGCCGCGCCCCTCTACCCGTCGCAGGACGGCGGCTGGGTGCAGGCCGACGCCACCGGCCAGGCCATGCTCGTCTGCAACTGCGGATACGCCACTGGCTGGGTCAGCAAAGACCTGATCCGCGAGCAGTACGAGCAGCACAAGGCCGAGGCCGGCCCCGACTGGATCCCCAACGAGCAGCTGGCGCGAAGCATCAACCACGACGTGACGTGTGCAGACTGGGGCTTCTGCCTGTGCGCACGGAGCCTCACCCCCGCCTAGCCGTGCCAGCCCGAGGCGGACGCCACAGATCCGGCCGTCCCTACCAGCGCGCACGACGGCAGATGTTCGCGATCTACGGCGACACCTGCCATCTGTGCGGACACTACGGCGCAGGCGAAGCCGACCACCTCGTGCCCATCAGCATCGACGCTGACCAGCCCATCGACCCTCACGCCATGCGACCAGCACACGGGGCCAACGCCCCCTGCCCCGTCTGCGGGCGCCTGTGCAACAGCGAGCGCGGCAACGGACCAGTGAGCATGCCCCTCCGCACCTCGCAAGACTGGTAAAGGGGCAGGTCAGAGCACCGATCAAGAGGGCATCACCGAACGTGACGCCCGCCCGGCCGCCGAGTTTTTGACCACCGGGGCCGGTAGACCCCGCGCCCACTCTTCCGCTTCTCTCCCCGCGGCCTGCCGGGGTGATCATGAAGGGGGCTGCGGTGACGGACAGTGACGGCGGCGGGATCGTGGGAGCGGTCCGGGGTGATCGGCGCGCGGCGCTGGAGGCGATCCGCGACAAGCTCGCCGCCGAGCTTGAGGACGCCGAGGGGCGGGACGCGGCGACGGTGGCGAAGGAGTTGCGGGCGACGCTCGCGGAGCTGGAGGCCCTGCCGGGCGGCAAGGAGGTGTCTGCAGTTGACGACCTCAGCGATCGACGTGCGAAGAGGCGTGCAGACGCCGCGGGTGGCTAAGTTCCCCGACTACTCGACGTCGGCCGGGCAGGAGTTCGTAGACCTGGCGGCGTCGGCCGGCCTGGTCCTCGACCCGTGGCAGCAGTACGTGCTGGTTCACGGGCTGGGTGAGCGGCCGGACGGCCGGTGTGCGGCGACGAAGTGCAGTGTGTGGGTGCCCCGGCAGAACGGCAAGGGCGCCATCATCGAGGCCCTGGAACTGGGCTGGCTGTTCCTGACCCGGGAGCGGCTGATCCTGCACAGCGCGCACGAGTTCAAGACCTCGTCGGAGGCGTTCATCCGGCTGAAGGAGCTGATCCAGTCGACGCCGGACCTCGACCGGCGGGTGAACCGGATCCGGGAGGCGAACGGTGAGCAGGGCATCGAGCTGACCCGTTCGGCGGGCGGCGGCCGGCTGCGGTTCGTCGCGCGGTCGCGTGGTTCGGGCCGCGGGTTCTCCGGCCGGAAGAACATCCTCGACGAGGCGCAGGAGATCACCACCCAGCAGAACGCGGCGATGATGCCGACGCTGTCCGCGCAGCCGGACCCGCAGGCGTGGTACTTCGGCACGCCGCCGGAGGACGCGACGGCGTGGTGCTACGGGCTCAAGGAGGACGGAGAGGCCGGCGCGGCGCGCGTGGCTCACTTCGACTGGGGCGCCGACCTCGACCCGACCGATCCGCAGGACGTGCGGCGCGCGGCGCGGGATCGGGATCTGTGGTTCCAGTGCAACCCGTCGATGGGCATCCGTATCGCCGAGGAGACGGTGGAGGACGAGGCGAAGCCGTCGGGGCTGGCCGACCGGTTCGTCATCGAGCGGCTGGGCGCCTGGTACCCGCGGGCGGTCGGCGGCTCGACGGTGCTGGACCTCGCCCGGTGGGAGGAACTGAAGGATCCGGGCTCGCGGCGCGAGGGTGCGGTGGCGTTCGCTGTCGACATCACGCCGTCGCGGGACTGGGCCAGCATCGCGGCCTACGGGCTGCGCGCGGACGGGCTCGGGCACGCCGAGGTGGTCGACCACCGGGCCGGTACGGACTGGCTCGTCGAGCGCCTGGTGCAACTCGCCGAGCGGTGGAACCCGGTGGCGATCGGCCTGGACACCAAGGGCCCGGCAGGGTCGCTGCTGGTGGACCTGGAGAAGGCCGGGATCGAGCCGCCGGAGGACACCGACGAGCCGGCCTACGGTCAGCTTGCGATCCCGAGGGCGCAGGACGTGGCCGCGGGCTGCGGCCAGCTGGTCGACGCAGTACGGCAGGGCACGCTGCGGCACATCGGCCAAGAGCTGCTGGAGACGGCCATCACGGGCGCGAAGACCCGCCCGCTTGGCGACGCCTGGGCGTGGGGCCGGCGGCTGTCGACGGTCGACATCAGCCCGCTGGTGTCGGTGACGCTGGCGCGCTGGGCGTTCGAGTCCCGGGCGCACCTGGTGGCAGATGACGACTACGACGTGGCCGACAGCTTCGGCTGAGAGGGGGCGGCATGGGCATGTGGTCCCGGCTGCGCGGCGCATTCACCCGCGATGCGCAGATCACCTCCCCCGAAGAGCTGCTGTCCGCGGCCCGTGAGCGGCGTACCGGTGCGGGCTCGGTGCACGTGACGAACGAGTCGGCGCTGCGGCACTCGGCGGTGTGGGCGTGCCTGCGGCTGCGGGCGGACCTGGTCAGCTCGATGCCGGTGGACGTCTACCGCCGCGTGAGCGGCGTGCAGGTGGAGGTGCCCAAGCCGCCGGTGCTGGTCTCCCCGGGCGGGGCCCGGCTCGGAATCCGGGAGTGGATGTACTCCACCCAGGTCGACCTCGACCGCGCGGGCAACGCCTTCGGCATCATCACCGAGCGCTCGGGCGTCATCGGCCCGGACGGGCGGGGCCTGCCGGCGCGGATCGACCTGGTTGCGCTGTCGGACGTGACGGTGCGCGCGACGGGCTCGGAGATCACCGAGGTCCGGGTGGCGGGCAAGAAGTACGACCCGGCGGACATCTGGCATGAGCGGCAGTACACCGTCGCCGGGCTGCCGCTGGGGTTGTCGCCGGTGGCGTATGCGGCGTGGACGATTGAGGAGTCGCTGAACGCCCAGGCGTTCGCGCGGGACTGGTTCGCCGGCGGCGCGGTGCCGCTGGCCGAGCTGAAGAACACGGCGAAGACGATCGACAAGTCGCAGGCGCGGATCGCGAAGGAAGCGTTCAAGGCGTCGGTGGCGACCGGCGACCTGTTCGTGCACGGCATGGACTGGGAGTACAAGCCGATCCAGGCCGTTGCCGAGCAGTCTGCGTTCATCGAGGCGAGGCAGTTCGGGCTGACCGACATCGCGCGGTTCTTCGGCTGCCCCGCCGACATGATCGACGCCGCGGTGTCCACCGGCAGCATCACCTACGCCAGCATCACGCAGCGCAACCTGCAGTTCCTCATCATGCATCTGGGGCCGGCCGTCGGCCGCCGCGAGGATGCGTTCAGCCGCGGCATGGTCCCCGGCCCGCGGTACGTGAAGCTCAACAGCGATGCGCTGCTGCGTATGGACCCCGAGGCCCGTGCCCGCACCATCGCCTCGCAGATCAACTCCCGCACGCTCACCCCCACGGAGGCGCGTGCGCTGGAGGACCGGCCGCCGCTGACGGAGGAGCAGTACGCCGAGTTCGACCGCGTCTTCGGCGCGGCCCGCACCACACCCACGACCGCCGCCGCTTCGGGAGATTCCTCATGACGACTCGCGATGCCGCCGCGGCGGCCCGCGCCCAGCACGTCCGCCAGCGCGCCGACCGGCCCTCACAGCGCCGCTGCGCCGAGCCCACCGGTGCCCGCGCCGCGGTGCGCGCCGCCCTGTCCGGCGTGCAGGTCCGCGAGGCCGGCGGCGAGGGCGGTCTGCTGGAGTTCACCGGGCACGCCTCGGTGTACGAGCAGGGCTATGAGATGTGGGACTTCTACGGCCCGTACACCGAGGTCGTCTCGGCCGGCGCCGGCTCGGAGTCCCTGGCGCGCGGCGACCTCGACGTGCCGCTGGTCCTCGGACACGACCAGCTGCGCCGCCTAGCGCGCACCACCACCGGCACGCTGTTCCTCGACGAGGATGACACCGGGCTGTCGGTGCGCGCGCCGGCGCTGGACCCGGGCGACCATGACGTGGCGTACATCGCGCCGAAGCTGCGCGCCGGGCTGGTCGACGAGATGTCGTTCGCGTTCCGCATCGAGGCCGGCCAATGGTCGCCGGACTACACGGAGTACCGGATCACCCGCTACGACATCCACCGCGGCGACGTCGCGATCGTCGGCTACGGCGCCAACCCGCACACCGGCGCCGGCCTGAGCCGCGAGCCTGCCGCGAAGCCCTCGCGGGCGCGGGCGCTGCTGGAGATCGCGCTGGCCCGCTGAACCTCTGATCTTCCCGCCGCCCGGCGGGAGTACTGCCCTGCGCTCTGCGCGCACGAGCCCACCCGGCGCCGCTGCCTCGGGTGGCCGTCTGACCTGGACCGGGGCGTCACGGAATCCCATCTCACAGAGGAGAGATCGAGCCATGACGCTCGAAGAGCTGATCGCGCAGGCGCGCCAGGCGCTGACCGCCGCGATCTCCGCCCGCCAGCAGGAGCAGGACGCGCTGCTGGCGCTGCGCTCCGACCCGGAGCTGACCGAGGAGGCCGTCGCCGCGCGCGTCGAGACCCGCGACGCCGCCGACGCCGAGGTCACCCGCCGCCAGGAAGCCCTCGACGGCCTGCTCGCCGAGCAGGCCCGCGAGGAGGAGATCGCCGCCCTGCAGCAGCGCACCACGCCGACCGGCGTCCCGCGGCCGGCCCACGACCGCGTCGCCCGCGTCGGCGCCGAGGAGCGCACCTACCGGCCGGACCTCGACCGCCGCGGCGCCGGGTTCCAGCAGGACGTGCTCAGCGCGTTCCTGGGCGACTACGAGGCCCGGGACCGGCTGTCGCGGCACATGGCCGAGGAGCGCACCGAGCGCGGCCAGCAGCTGCGCGCGGTGGGCACCGGCGCGTTCGCCGGCCTGGTCATCCCGCAGTACCTGACCGACATGTACGCGCCGCTGGCGCGGACGAACCGGCCGTTCGCCGACGCCTGCCGCATGCACACCCTGCCCGCGCAGGGCATGACGGTGGAGATCTCGCGCGTGACCACCGGCACGGACGTCGACAACCAGTCGGCGGAGAACGACGCGGCGGCCGAGCAGGACATGGACGACACGCAGCTGTCCGTCCCCGTGCGTACCGCCGCGGGGCAGCAGACCGCCTCCCGGCAGTCCGTCGAGCGCGGCGCCGGCGTCGAGAACGTCATCCTCGACGACCTGTTCCGCGCCTACGGCAGCCGCCTGGACACCACCATGCTCAACGTGGCGACGGTCGGGCTGTCGGCCGCGGCGACGGCGGTGACGTACACCGATGCCGACCCGACGACCGCCGAGCTGTACCCGAAGGTGATCGAGGGCCTGTCCGGTGTGGAGGCCGCGCTGCTGGACCAGGCGTCCGGCGACAACCTCGCGGTGATGCACTCGCGGCGCTGGTACTGGATGCAAAACGCCATGGGCACCAGCTACCCGCTGATCACCCAGCCCGGGGTGGTCGCGCAGACCCTCGGCGCGAACTACGCCGAGGCATACGGCCGCGGCGTGCGCGGCATCCTGCCCAACGGCACCCCGGTCATCGTCGACAACAACATCGCGGTGAACCTCGGCGCCGGCACCAACGAGGACGAGATCTACCTGGTGGACCGGCAGGAGTGCCACCTGTGGGAGGACCCCGACGCCCCGGTCTACATCCGCGCCGAGCAGCCCAAGGCCGCGAACCTCGGGATCCTGCTGGTCGTCTACGGCTACTACGCCTTCACGTTCCAGCGCCAGCCGCACGCCCGCAAGATCAGCGGCACCGGCCTGGTCACCCCGACCTTCACCGGCAACTGACCGACCCCGTCCACGCAGGGCCCGCACCCATCCGCCCGGGTGCGGGCCCTGCACGGTGAACCCACCTCTCCCCGGGAGCGGAGCATGACCGAAGACCCGATGATCGCCGCCCTGCTGCGGGAACGCGCCGGATACGTGCAACGGGGCCTCGACGCGCGGACGGCCGCGGTCGACGAGCAGCTGCGGCTACGCGGGCACGAGCCGCCAGCCTCCCCGCAGGACCCGCCGGAGTCGCAGGAGTCGCCGGCTGCTGCGGGCGGTGAGGCCGCGCCGCGCAAGGCGAAGCCGCGGGCCCGCCGGGCGCCGCGCGCCGAGAAGACCTGACGCCGTGGCGAACGAGTACGGCACGCTGGCCGAGCTGAAGCTGCGCCTGAGTGTCGAGACCAGCGACACCAGCCGCGACACGCTGCTGAGCAGCGCGCTGGCGGCGGCGTCCCGGTCGATCGACAAGACGACCGGCCGCCGCTTCTGGCTCGACCCCACCCCCGTTCAGCGCACGTTCCGTGTGCACGGCCGCGTCGCCCGCGAGGCGGACGGCGACCTGCTCCTGGTCGACGACATCGGCGATACCGCGGGCATGGTCGTGGAGCGCGGCGGCGGCACGACGTGGTCGGCCGTGGCCGGCTACGAGACGGCCCCCGAGAACGCCCTCGCCGACGGGCTGCCGCTGACCGGGCTGCGTCTGCTGTACGGCTCCTGGGGCGCGGGCACCGCCCGCGTGCGCGTCACGGCCCGCTTCGGCTGGCCCGCCGTGCCCGACGACATCACCGAGGCCGCCCTGATCCAGGCCGCGCGCCTGTACCGCCGCAAGGACAGCCCCGAGGGCGTCATGGGCTCCGCCGAGTGGGGCGTGGTGCGCCTGTCGCGCCGTGATCCGGACGTGTGGGCGCTGATCGAACCGTTCGTCCTGCCCGGCTTCGCATAGAAAGGAGCGGCACGTGAGGATCCGCATGCTGGTGCAGATGCCGCCCGGCGCCCGCCGCAACGGCCAGCCGTGGCCCGCCAAGGGCAAGACCACCGACCTGCCGACCGCTGATGCCGCGCACCTGGTCGCGGCCGGCGTCGCCGAAGAGGTCAGCGGCAAGCCCCGGCGGCCGGCGCGGGACGAGGTGCAGTGACGTGCAGGTCTCCGCTATCCGTACCGCGCTGGCTGACGCTGCCCGCGCGGTGGTCCTGCCCGAGGGGATCGGGAAGCTGACCGCCACCGGCTATGTGCCCGACGCGATGACGGCGCCGCACTTCTTCGTCGGCGAGTACACCCAGAGCTTCGACCGGGCGATGGGCCGGGCGCTGGACGAGCTGGAGTTCACCTGCCGCGTGCTGGTCTCCCGCGCCGACGACGCCGCCGGCCAGCGCATCCTCGACGCCATGCTGTCCGGCTCCGGCCCGGCCAGCCTCAAGGCCGCCATCGAGGCGGCCCGCGGCGCCCCCGGCGAGTACGCCCTGGGCGGCCTGGCGCACGACCTGCACGTCATGCGCGTGCAGGGCTACCGCTGGTTCGAACACAACGGCACCGACTTCATCGGCGCCGAACTCGTCATCAAGGTCATCGGGGAGGGCTGAAGATGGGCAAGCAGATCCTCACCGACGTCAGGTTGTTCGCCGTCGCCGCGGACCTGTCGGGCCACTCCAACAAGGTCGAGGTCTCTGCGGAGTTCGAGGACAAGGACGCCACGAACTACCGCTCGCAGGGGTGGAAAGAGGTCATGGCCGGCCTCGCCTCCGCCGAGATCACCGGCGAGGGGCAGTGGGAGGCCGGCGACCCCAGCCTGGTCGACGACGCCTCATGGGCGCAGCTCGGCGGCGTCGGGCCGTGGACGGTGTGCCCCGGCGAGGCGAGCGTGGGCGCGCTGGCGTACTTCACCCGCGCGCTGCGCTCCGAGTACAAGCAGGGCGAGGCCGTGGGCGAGATCGCGCCCTGGTCGGGCATGGCGAAGTCGTCGTGGCCGCTGGTGCGCGGGCAGATCATGCACCCGCCCGGCACGCCCCGCACGGCCACCGGCACCGGCACCGCCGTGGAGGCCGGCGCCGTTGCCGCGGGCAAGCGGCTGTACGCGGCGCTGCACGTGCTGTCGGCGGCCGGCACCACCCCGTCGATCACCGTGCACGTGGAGTCCGACAGCGCTTCCGACTTCGCCGCCCCCACGACGCAGGTGACTTTCGCCGCCGCGACCGCGCCCGGCGGGCAGGCGCTGCGCACCTCCGGTACCGCCATCACGGACACCTGGTGGCGTCTGGGCTGGACGGTCACCGGCACCACACCCAGCTTCCTGTTCGCCGCCGCCCTCGGCATCGCCTGATCGGAGAAGATCCTCATGCCCAAGATGGTCCTGCTCGCCCAGTACCTGTCCCTGAACGGCACCGACCTGTCCGAGTACACCAAGAAGGCCGAGCTGGCCGTCGAGGTGGAGGACAAGGACGTGACGACCTACACCTCCCTGGGCTGGAAGGAGGTCCTCGGCGGGCTGAAGTCCGGTGAGCTGGGCATCGACTTCCTCCAGGACTTCGCCGCCACCGAACTCGACTCGGTCATGTGGCCGCTTCTGGGCACGGTCGTGCCGTTCGCGATCCGCCCCGACCAGGGCGTAGTCGGCACCTCCAACCCGGAGTACACCGGGAACATCCTGGTCAAGGAGTGGAAGCCCATCGAGGGGTCGGTGGGCGACGAGGCATCGGTGGGCGTGAGCTTCCCGACCTCCGGCGCCGTGGCCCGGGCCACGTCCTGATGCCCGGCAGCCCGCCGTTCGAGCTGCGCACGTCCGTCGAGGGCCTGGACGCCCTGGTGCGCGCGATCCGCGCGGAGGAGGACGGCAAGGAGCTGCGCCGCGAGCTGGCGAAGAACCTGCGCGAGGAGCTGAAGCCCGCGGCCGTCCTGGCGAAGTCCGGAATCATGTCGATGAGCAGCACCGGCCCCGGAGGGTCCCCGCCGCTGCGCTCGTCGATCGCGCGGAAGATCCGGCCCGAGGTCAAGCTCGGCGGCCGGTGGTCCGGCGCCCGCATCAAGGCGTTCAAGACACCCGGGCTGCGCGGCTTCGCCAACGCCCCCAAGCGCACGAACCGGCCGTCGGGCTGGCGCCACCCGGTGTTCGGCACGGACACGTGGGTGACGCAGCACGGCAAGGACCAGTGGTTCGACCGCGCCCTGGAGGGCCGCCAGGCCCAGTACCGGGCCGCTGTTCACAACGCGATGGAAGCCATGGCCGAGCGCATCGCGGCCCGAGCCTGACAGGAGAACCGCACGTGTACCTGGTGTACCAGCCGGAGGGCTCGCAGGAGCCGCAGCGTTTCAAGTACCTGCCGCGCAAGCTGCTGAGCGCGGACCGGGAGATGCTGGAGCGGCGCACCGGCCGCAACTACAGCCAGTTCACCAAGGACGTCGTCGAGGGCAACAGCCTGTGCCGCCGGGCGCTGCTGTTCATGTTCCAGCGCCGCGAGCACCCCAAGCTCAGCTTCGACGACGTGGACTACGCCTGGGACGAGCTGACCCTGGAGTACTCCAAGGGCGAGCTGCGCAAGATGCGCGACGCCCTCGTCGAGGGCGACTCCCTGCCGGCGGACCAGAGGGCCGCGGCTCTGGAGCAGATCGACGCCCAGATCGACGACGCATTCGACGAGGAGTCGGAGGGAAAAGCGAGTCTGCCGATCGCCGACTGAGGCAGCTCGGCAACGCCGCACACCTGCTCGGCATCCGCCCCTGGGAGTGGGCGCTGATGTCCGTCGAGGAGACCGATCTGATCTCGGACTGGCTGGACGCCTACGCAGAGGCGCAGGCCGAGGCCGAGGCGGAGATGAAGCGCATGTGATCGGAAAGGGGCGGTGAACCGTGGCGGACACGTCCCTGGTGTTCAACCTGGTCGCGCGCGACCGCGCATCCCAGGCCGTCGCCTCGGCCGGCGAGAAGATCTCTACGGCGGCGGCCGGTGTCGGCGCCGGCGCCGCGGCGGCGATGGGCGTGGGTCTGACCGCGGCGCTGGATGTGTCCGCGGCGAACGACAAGCTGGCCGCCCAGCTCGGCGTCGGCCCCAAGGAGGCCGCCGAGCTGTCGAAGGTGTCCGCGTCGGTCTACCAACAGGCGTGGGGCGACTCGACGGAGACGGTGAACACGGCCATCCGGGGCGTGTACCAGAACATCGGCGACACCTCGACCGCGGAGGGCGGGCTGGAGGGCGTCACCATCAAGGCCCTGGCCCTGGCGGAGACGTTCGACCAGGACGTCACGATGGCCACCGCGGCAGCCGGCCAGATGATGAAGACCGGGCTGGCCCGCAACGCCGACGAGGCGTTCGACATCATCACCGCCGGCATGCAGAAGGGCGCCAACAAGTCCGACGACCTGTTGGAGACGATCAACGAGTACGGCACGCAGTGGCGGAAGTTCGGCCTCGACGGCAAGACCGCGATGGGCCTGCTGTCCCAGGGCCTGCAGGGCGGCGCCCGCGACGCCGACGTCGTCGCCGACGCCGTCAAGGAGTTCTCCATCCGGGCCATCGACGGCTCGACGACGACGGCGGACGGCTTCGCGGCGATCGGCCTGTCGGCCGACTCCATGACCTCGAAGATCAGCAAGGGCGGGGACTCGGCCACCGCCGCGCTCGACGAGACGCTGGACCGGCTGCGGGGCATCAAGGACCCCGTCGAGCGGGAAGCCGCCGCGGTCGCGCTGTTCGGTACCCAGGCCGAAGACCTCGGCGACGCGCTCTACAAGCTCGACCCGTCCTCAGCGGTCGATGCGCTGGGCAAGGTCGGCGGGGCCGCCGACCGCATGGCCGAGACCGTCGGCGACAACCCCGCCGCGGCCCTGGAGTCGTTCAAGCGCAAGGCCACCGCCGAACTCGCGGAGGTCGCCGGCGGGTTCATCTCCTTCGCGATGGACAACCAGCAGGTCTTCGAGCCGCTGGCGTACACCCTGGCCGCGGTCGCCGCGACGATCCTGGTGGTCAAGGGCGCGATGATGGCCTACGCCGCCGGGCAGGCCGTCGTCACGGCGGCGACCACTGTGTGGACCGGGGTGCAGTGGCTGCTGAACGCCGCGTTCTGGGCCAACCCCATGACGTGGATCGTCGTCGGGATCATTGCGCTGATCGCGGCCATCGTCCTGATTGCCACGAAGACGACGTGGTTCCAGACCGCTTGGAAGGCGATGACCTCGGCGGTCTCCGCCGCCTGGTCGTGGGTCTGGACCAAGATCAAGCAGATTGCCGGGTTCATCGTCAACCTGTTCATGAACTGGTCGATCGTCGGGCGGATCATCAAGCACTGGAAAGCGATCAAGTCGAAGACCGTCGCGATCTGGAACACGGTGCTGGGGTTCGTGAAGAAGCTGCCCGGCCGCATGGTGTCCTTCTTCCTGAACTGGACACTGGCCGGGCGGGTGATCAAGCACTTCGGGCAGGCCAAGGACGGCGCCGTGCGGGTCGCGACCCGGCTGGTGGACTGGGTCAAGGGCCTGCCGGGGAAGATCAAACGCGGTATCGGGTCGCTGAAGGACGTCCTGTACGGCAAGGGCCAGGACCTCGTGCGCGGTCTGCTCAACGGCGTGAAGTCCATGGGCGACTGGCTGGCCGGCGAACTGAAGTCGTTCGCCTCCTCGGTGGTGCCGGGCCCGATCGCCTCCGCGCTGGGTATCGGCTCGCCGTCGCGCGTGATGGCCGATGTCGTAGGCCGGTGGATCCCGCCTGGTGTCGTCGAGGGCATCGACGAGACGAAGCCGCAGCTGGACCGGGCCATGTCCACCCTCGTCGACCCCGCCGCGGCCCGGCCGGCGGCCCGCCCGGCGGCGCCGCTGGCCCGCGGCGGCGCAGGGATGCCGGCGCACGTCATCGTCGAGCTGCGCGGCGACCTGCTGAAGATCTTCCGCAAGGAGATCCGGGTCCGCGGGGGCAACGTCCAGACCGTCCTCGGCCCGGGAGGAGGCTGACACTGTGGCGTTCCCGCAAGATCCGCTGGAGGTGCTGGTGGAGGTCCGCGCCGGCCAGTCGTGGATCGACATCACCGACGACGCCTACCACCGCGACATCCTCACCATCGACCGCGGCCGCGACGACGAGGCCGGCTCGCTGGAGCCGAGCAGGTGCACGCTGACGCTCAACAACGGCGCCTCCCGCGCCGCGCCGGGGATCAGCGGGCGGTACTCGCCGCGCAACCCGAACAGCGACCTGTACGGGCTGATCGGCCGCAACACCCCGATCCGCATCCACGCCCGCGGCCCGGAGCCGCACCTGCGGATCATCGGCGCCGCCGGGGACCGCGCCCGGGTGGCGTCCGCCGCCGAGCTGGACATCGCCGGGGACCTGGATGTGCGCCTGGAGTTCGCGCTGGCCGAGCTGCCCACCCAGTCGTCCACGTTCGCCAACCAGGTCAACGAGCTGATCGGCCGCTACGACACCGCCGGCAACGCGCGGATGTGGCGGCTGGTGGCCGGCCAGTCCGGAACCCTGGTGCTGAGCTGGTCCACCGACGGGGCCACCTTCACCGACCGGGTCTCTACCGACGTGCTGCCGGTCGTCTCCGGGCAGCGCGCCGCCGTGCGCGCCACCCTCGATGTCGACGACGGCGCCGGCGGCCATGTGGTGCGCTTCTACACCGCCGCCTCGATCGCCGGGCCGTGGACGCAGCTCGGCCAGGACATCGTCACCGCCGGCACCACGTCGATCAACACCAGCGGCGCCGCCGACCTGCAGATCGGCGACATCTCCGTCGACACCTTCGCACCCGGCGCCGGGCGCTACTTCACCGCCGAGGTCCGCAACGGCATCGACGGCACCCTGGTCGCCAACCCCGACTTCACCGCCCAGACGCAGGGCGCCACGAGCTTCACCGACGCCGCGGGCCGCTCCTGGCAGCTGCAGGGCAGCGCGGAGATCACCGCCTTCTACCGCCGGCTGTGGGGCGAGGTTGCCGCCTGGCCGGCCCGGTGGGACGTCGACGCACACGACGTGTGGGTACCGCTGGAGGTCGCCGGCGTGCTGCGCCGCCACCGCCAGGGCGCCAAGCCGCTGCAGTCCACGCTGCGCAAGCGCATCCCCTCCGGTGACCCGCTGGCGTACTGGCCCATGGAAGACGGGCCGCTGACCACCGCCCCGGCCTCCCCGGTGCCCGGGGTGGCGCCGCTGACCGTGCGCGGCATGACCTTCGCCGCCGACACCTCCCTGCCGTCGGCCGACGCCCTTCCCACCCTGGGCAACTCCTCCTCGCTGCGCGGCGAGGTCCCCGGCGCCGCCGCGGGCGGCTGGCACACCGAGATGGTCTACCGGCTGCAGACCATGCCGGCCACCGAGCGGACCATGCTGCGGCTGTACCTGGCCAACGCCGGATCCTCCGTCACCGCCGTGCGGGTGCGGATCTCCACCGCCGGCATCCGCGTCCAGGCCCTCGACGACGACGACACCGTGGTCGCCTTCTTCCTGTTCACCGACCCCGACGCCATCGCCGACTTCACCGGCGTCTGGAACCGCCTGCAGCTGTACTCCTTCGACTCCGGGCCCTCCACGTTCGTGTGCGTCGCCTGGCGCGACGTCTCCGCGAACACGCTGTGGGTCGTCAACACCGCTTTCACCGGCAACCCCGGGAAGATCACATCCGTGCGGGGGGAGTGGGGCAGCGACTTCACCGGCATGGCCATCGGCCACCTCGGCGTGTGGGACACCGGCGGCAACTCCACCACCGACGCCGGCGTCGACGTCTACGCCGGCGCCGATGACGGCTTCGCCGGCGAACGCGCCCTGGCCCGCATGCGGCGCGTCGCCGACGAGGAGAACCTGGAGATGGTCATCCCCGGCATCCCCGGCGAGTCCATGGCCGTCGGCCCGCAGCGCATCGCCACCGTCCTCGACGTCGTCGACGACTGCGCCGCCGCCGACGGCGGCCTGCTGTACGAGAACCGCGAAACCCCGGCGCTGGCGTACCTGCCGCGCTACCTGCGCTACAACCGCACCCCCCAGCTGGTGCTGCACTACGACACCGACGGCGAAGTAGCGCCGCCGCTTGAGCCGGTCGACGACGACCAGAAGACCCGCAACGACGTCACCGTCACCCGCCTCGACGGCGGCTCCGGCCGCGCCGTCCTCGACGACGGCCCGCTGTCCGTACAGGCCCCGCCCGACGGCGTCGGCACCTACGACGACCAGGTCACCCTCAACCTCCACACCGACGACCAGACCGAACCGGTGGCCGCCTGGCGGCTGCACCTGGGCACCGTCGACGAAGCCCGCTACCCCAAACTCACCGTCGACCTCGCCGCCGCCCCGCACCTGATCGGCCTGGTGCTGTCGCTGGACATCGGCGCCGTCATCGAAGTCCAAGACCTGCCCGCGTGGCTGCCGCCCGGCGCGGTGCGCCTGGTCGTCGAGGGCTACACCGAACACCTGGGCCAGTACGACTGGACGCTGGAGTTCAACTGCTCCCCCGCCTCGCCCTGGACCGTCGCCGTCACCGACGACCCCGTCCTGGGCAAGGCCGACACCGACGGCTCCGAACTCCTCGCTCCGGCCGGCGCCGACGACACCGAGCTGATCGTGCGCGCCACCGCCGGCTCCCCGTGGACCACCGACCCGGCCGAAACCCCCTGGGACATCCGACTGGGCGGAGAGGTCGCCACCGTCACCGCGGTCGCCCACTCGATCTCCGATCCCTTCGACCGCGTGGCGACCTCCGGCTGGGGCACCGCCCCCTCGGGTGAGGCGTGGTCCATCTCCGGCGGGGTGGCGACCGACTACGCCGTGTCCGCCGGCACCGCCCGGCACCTGTGCAGCACCCTCAGTACCGCGCGGCTGACCGTCCTCACCCCGGCCATCAGCGACGACTTCAACCTCTACTGCAAGGTCGGCGTCGTCGAGACCTCCACCGGCGGCTCCCAGTTCGCCGGCGTCGCCGGCCGCTACACCGACGCCGCGAACCTGTACTACCTGCGCATCGAGTTCACCACCACCGCCGCCGGCATCATGCTGTCCCTGCGCAAGCGCGTCGCCGACACCGACAGCGAGCTGATCAGCAACATCCCCAACCTGGCCTACACCGCCAGCGGCCTGCTCAACACCCGCTTCCAGGCCATCGGCACCGAACTGCTCGGCAAAGCATGGCTGCTGGGCGACCCCGAACCCCGCTCGTGGAACGTCGTCGCCACCGACACCGACCACACCACCGGCCAGGTCGGCACCCGCTCCATCGTCACCAGCTCCAACACCAACACCAACCCCACCCTGGTCTACGACGACTTCCAGGTGGCCGACCCCCAGGTGTTCACCGTCACCCGCGCCGTCAACGGCATCACCAAGGCGCACCCGGCCGGCGCCCCGCTGTCGCTGGCCCACCCCGCCATCGTGGCGCTGTAGAAGAAGGAGGCACGAACGCGATGGCCCTGTGGCTGCCCGGCATGACCGTCACCGCCGCCCGGCTCAACGCCGGCATCCTGTCCGGGAGGGAAACCCTCGACTTCTCCACCGGCACCACCATCAACGCCGCCGGCAGCGGCTACGACCAGGACTACATCCGCCAGCACGTCGACGTCGCCTTCCCTGTCGGCTTCTTCTCCTCCACACCGATCGTCTCGGTCACCGCACACACTTCCGTCCCCGGCGTAGTCCTCGAAGTCGGCTACACCAACCCCTCCACCACCGGATTCACCCTCACCGGCGCCCGCTTCTCCACCACCGCCACCACCGTCGACTGGATCGCCTTCGAACTCTGACACCCGCCCCCACCCACACCCCGCCCCGCGCCCGCCGGCCCGGGGCGTTCACCTTGCCCAGGAGACGCGCATGGCCTGGTACCCAGGCGCCACCAAGATGGAATTGCAGCCCGAGTCGGACGACCAGGCCGCGATCCGGCCGACGCAGGTCATCGTCCACAGCATCGCTGGCCCTTGGACGCCGCGCCGACTGTATGAGTACTGGCGCGACTCGACGAACCTGGAGTCGCACTTCGGGCTGGGCTACGACGGCACGCTGGCGCAGTTCATCGGCACCGAGACCCGCGCGGACGCCAACGCCGCGGCGAACCGACGGCCGGACGGCACCGGCGCGATCTCCGTGGAGACCGCCTCCAACACCAGCAGCTCGGACCCGTGGACCGCCGAGCAGGTCGACAAGCTGATCGACCTCGGCGTGTGGGCGCACCACAAGCACGGCATCCCGCTGCGCATCTGCCGTACCGCCGACGACGACGGCTTCGGATGGCACCGGCTGCACTCCGCATGGTCCACCAGCGGCACCGCCTGCCCCGGCCCGAAACGCATCACCCAGTTCAAGGAGGTCGTGATGCCCGGGATCCGGGCGCGCGCGGCCGGAGAGGACGACATGCCCATCACCGACGACGACGCGAAGAAGATCGCGCGGGCCGTGGCCGAGCTGGACGACTAC